CGCGTTCGTCTTTTGTTGTGGGCTCGCAGATCCAGTGGGTGTTTCCAAAATCGTCTTTGCCATCGCGATTCGGCACCAGCGAAAGCGAGAGATAAACCCGTTCTGCATTTTTGGGCGAAGGCTTGGCGCGTGCTTCGTCGAGGTTGATCACGATGCAGTCTTTGCCTTTGAGGCGCAGACGATAGGCACCTTGCAGCTTGGCAAGGTCGATGTAGGCGTTGAGTTTGTTGGGCATGGTGTGTGTCGGTGTGCTGTTTGGCGTGTTACTTCTGAACAGGAGGCGGCGCGGGATTAAGCTCGGCGTGGATGTGCTTCACGAAATCAAGCACCGTCTCCATTTTGGCAGCAGCGTTGTCTGAGATGTCGATTCCAAATTCGCTCTCGCAAAACATGACGATTTCGACTTTATCGAGCGAGTCTGCGCCTAAATTGTTGAGCATGGCATCTGCCACCACATCATCCGCGCGGCATTTCAAATGCTCGACAAGGAGATCGGTGAATCGGTGTTGGATTTCGGAGGCAGTCATGGTGTGTGTCGGTGTCGTGTTTGGGTTGTGGGTGAATCAATCTTTGAAATCGGCGTCCCAGCCGTCGTCGGTGCGTTTGGATTTGCCGGAGGGTTTGCTGCGGGGCTCTTTCTTGGGCACGGCGTAGCTGCCGAATTGCCAGTCGCGCCAGTCGGTGCTGTTCAGCTTGGGCATGCGACTGCTGAACCAGGTGCGCCAGTCCTCGAAGCGCACATGGAGCTCGGGCGTGGGGCCGCGGCGATTCTTGCGAACGTAGATTTTGGCGTCCTGCTCGTAGTCCTCGCGAGGCCAGCCGCCGTCTTCCTCGCCGTATTTGCCGCCGCTGCTCCAGCATTGCGGGTTGCGCTCGCGACGCGGCTCGACGGCATCGGCCCAGCCTTTCTTCTTCTCCTCGCTGAGCGTGTGCCAGCCGAAGAAATACGGGTCGCGATGCAGCATCCACACGTGGTCCGCATACCACTCAATGGCGGCGCTGCCGCTCAGATCGGCGAGCACGGGCGGCTTGCCTGCGTTGCGGTCGGTTTCGCGGTTGAGCTGCACCATGAGGAGCACGGTGAGCTTGTAGAACTTCTTGACGAATTGCAGCGTCTCCATGACCTCGACCAGTGCCTCGCGCTCGTCTTTGAGGCCGCGTTTGCTGACGGCTTTGATGAGGTGCAGGTGATCGACGACGATCCAGCGGATGCCGTGCTGGCGTTTGGCGACTTGCACCTGGCTGCGGATGTCGGCGGTGGAGATGGCGGAGCCGTCGGAGATGAGCAACGGCGCGGTTTGCACCTGGCGCACCTTCCCCTGCATGGCGTCCTGATCGGCGCGGGAGAACATGCCGGTGATGGCTTTGCTGGTGTCGATGCTGGCACCGCCGAGAATGATGCGGTCGTAGAGCTGCACGCTGCTCATTTCGGCGGAGAACACGAGGCCGGGCACGTTGCGCTCGACGGCAAGGTTGTGGATGAGCGTGGTCGCCATAGCGGTCTTGCCCTGGCCGGGACGGCCCGCGATGACGACGATTTCGCCCTGTGCGTCATCGAGTCCGTGCACGGTTTGATCGAGCTCCAAGATGCCGGTTTCGAGGCCCATGATCTTGCCACGATTCGCGATGGTCTGCTCCGTGCGCTCGACCCAATCAATCACGCCGCGCCGCGCATGCACGGGGCCGGTGGAATACTCGCCGGAGGCTTGCAGCGCCTGCACGCATTCAAACACGCGGCTCTCCGCGCGACCAACCACGGCCGTGATGTCTTCGTCATTCGTTTCCGTGCCGTGATGCAGGCACTCGTCGATGCTTTCGGCGCAGGCGTGAATGGTCTGCCGCAGCGCCCATTTCTCACGCATGATGTGCACGTAATGCGGATAATGCGCGGCGATCGGTGTGAAATCGTAAAGCTCGCTTACGTGCGCAGCGCCGCCCACTCGCTCGAGCTTTTCCTGATCACGCAGCCGGTGTGTCAGAGACACCGGTTCCACCGGCAGGTTTTTATCCAGCATGTCCAGCATGACCTCGAACAAGGTGCGGTTGCCCGCGTGGTAAAACGCCTCGGCCGGCAGCTTGGCGCGCACTTCGGCGATGCGCTCCGGATCTTGCATGAGGCAGGACAGCAGCCCTTTCTCTGCCTCATCGGAGAAGGGAAGGGCGCGGTTGATTTTGGCCAGCCGCTCCTCGGTGGTCACGGCGCGGTCTTTGGCAGGTTGATCACTCATGCTGCCTCCTTCCCATGCTCAGCGAGCCAGCGGCGGATCTGTGCCTTGTCACTGGCGACCATTTGCGGCCAGCCGGGCACGGTGCCCTCCCAGCCATCACCCCAAAGGGCGGTCATGGCCTGCTCGTAGCCGTCCGGCGGAAGCTCCACCGTGAGCGGCGGCGCTTCTTTTTTCGCGCCAAAGCTATCCGAGAAGGCTTGGAAGGGTGTCTTGCCGCGCAGATCACCACCGCGATCCTGCTCCTTGGCGAGCCAGTTGGTGACGAACTTGCGCCAGTTGCTCTTGCGAGCCTTGGCCTTGTTCGCCTTCAACCACTGCTCCATGGCAAGCATCTGCCGCCGGATGTCGCAGGCCGGGTAAGCGCCCGCCAGCTCGTCCATGAGCGTGTCCGTGAAACCCGTCCAACCCGTGTCCGGTGCCCAGGCCAAGTCTTCCACCGCCGCCCCCCTTTTCTTTTTTTCGCCAGAACCTTCTGGGGTGGCTGCGGCGGAGCCTTCGGGATCATCGGCCGTCGGCTCAGCACCGTGAGGTGCGAGCAAGAGTAGATTGGTTGCTGGTTGTTGGTTGTTGGTTGCTGGAACGTGCGCGCGAGGCATTGCATTGGACCCTGCATTTTGGATGCGTTCGCTATGCGTCTGCATTGCGTCCGCATTGCGCCTGCTCTTCCAGCTTTCGTCCGCTGCCTTCTTGGCTTTGGCCTGCTTGTCGCGGAAGTCGGCGATCTCTTCGAGCACGCGTTTCTGTGTCCAGCCGGACTCCTCACGAGTGAAAAATTCATCGCGAACAGCCAGCACGGCCTTCTGTTCGGCCTTGTCGAAGGCTCCACAGAGCCGGAAAAGCACCTTTTCATCCTCGGGCAGCGGCTTTTCGGAGGCATAGCACCAGTCGAGCATGAGGGTGAAAGCGCCGTGCTCCAGGATGGAGAGGTGCCGAGTGTCCTTGGCGTAATCGCCGATGTGTCTCCAATACTTGTGCATCAGGGCAGGGGAGTGAAGTGTTTCTCGAGCCAAACGCGGCTCATGACGCCATGGCCGCCGGTGTCGAGGTTTTGGTAATCGACGGTGCCGCGGGTGACGTAGGTGAGGCGGACGCGCGTGCCCGTGGCATCACGCCAGATGGCACGCACGACGGGAACAGCGGCGGATCCAGCACGTCGAACACGCGCCGGTTTTTTTTGATCATGGCCGGCCACGGGAGCCGTTGCCGATACAGGGTGCGCCAGAGCGTGGTCGGCTTGACGCGGAGATTGGCGGCGGATTCGCGCACCCAGGCGGTGAGTTTCATGGCTCATAGAGTTTTGTCGGCTTTGACAATGATTTGCCGCTCGATGATCTTGGCCGCGGCCTGGGCAAAGGCGGTGACGGTGGCCTCAAAGGCTTGCTGCATGGGGCCGTAGCTTTTGCTGGCATCGCCAGAGAAGCAGACGGTGCCTGCCTGCGTGATGTTGATCGTGGCCATGGGCCAAGGCTCAAGCACGCGGGTCTGCGCATTCGGTTTGTGCCGGAGCACCTGAATGGTGAACTCAGGCGGTGAGGAGTCAGTTGGGGAGTCGTTGTCGTTCATGGGAAAAATTCAAAGCAAATGACCATGGGTGCGCTGCATGCGGGCGTGCTGCTGGCGCATGCGCTCCTCGCAGGCGGTGATGGCGTTGGCACAGGCCAGTGCGCCGCATTTGGCGACGGCGAGCTCCATGCTGAGCGCCAAGCGCTCAGTCGGGCTCACCTCGGGATCGGGCAGCAAATCGCGGATGACGCGGATCTGCTCGCTCCATTCGTCCAGCTTGGAGCGCTGGTGCAGCAGCTCGTGCACGGGACGCTCACGCACGGCCGCGGTGGCCGGGGCGGTGTCCCAAAGGCTGACGGTGGCCGTGCTCATGCCGCGCCCCCCTTTTTTTTGGGTTTGTCCTGCCAGCCACAAGGCTGCTCCATGCAATCGCGCGGATGAGCAAGCCAGCACTGCGGGCATTTCCACTCCGGCACCGGTCCTTCAAACACCAGCGCGCCGCCCTTTTTTTTGCGGCAGGCCAAAACAGCCGGAAGCGCAAGCGTCGAGCAATCCAGCCCAGCCGCCACCTGCACCAGCACGATGGCTCCGGTGCGGATCTCGCGCGCCAGCAACTGGCCTGCATCGGTGAACGCGGCGGCATGGACATTGACAAAATTTTCTGTGACCTCGAATCCGATTATAGGGACGCCGGCCGTCGTCGCGACCGACCCCCGCCCCCCCTCGTTCAAAACCACCGCCACCGCGCCGCCCAGGTCAGCACCCTGCCCGGTCGAAGTGTGGCAAGAAGTGTGACATGGCGCAGTCGGGGCCGCATTTACGCAGGGAAAACCGAAATCCACAGCGGATTCCGCATCCGCTGAAGCCGTCTCGGCACCCGCGCCAGGCACCCGATCCGGCCCAGCGGCCACCGTCGCGACCGCCGCGCCCATTGCCGAAACTTCCCCCGCCACACAATCCATCTGCGCAGCCGGACCGGCCAGCGCAGCATCAGCCACACACACATTGCAGCCGCCAGATTGCACCACATTTAGCGCCGCAGTCATGCCGGACCTCCTTCGCCTCGCAGTAGCTTGATCACCGCGCTTTCCGGCACCAGGCAGGCCGATGACCGCGCCAGCCCGAGCTTCACGCTTGACAGCCGACCCAGCCGCAACCATCCGCGCACCGTGTTCACCGGCCGATCCAGCAGCGTCGCCACCGTCTCGATAGAGTAGTGCGGCTCAATGCGTCGGCCCATAAAAAGAAAAAGAGAGCGCCCCGGCAGCATCCAGCGGCCTGCCACCACTGAGCACCCTGGCACCAGGCCGGTTTGCGCCCAGCGCTCCACCAGCGACACCGGCACATCGAGCAGCGTCGACACCTCAGCAGCCGACCAGCGCCCGTTCTGGAGCACCGCCGCCGCGGTAGGAGTGGAGAAAGCACGCTTCGACATGGTAGGAGTCAAAAAAAAGAAAAAGGCCGCCCGATCACTCGCCGCCGGCCTCGCCGCGGCCCTCACGTTCCAGCTTCCATTGCGCGTATTCGCGCAGCTCGAAATCCTCCGCGCGCCAATCGCGCACCGGCAGCGCCAGAGCCGCCACAGCAGCCGCGCCCAGCCAGATCACCAGCAGAGTCAGCACAAAAAAAGCCGCCGCGATCATGGCCGACCTCCTTGTTTAAGGGGATGCCACAGCAAAAAAGAGCGCCGCACACCATCGCACGACTCCCGGACCTCGTAAGCCCGGGCCACCGGGGCGCGGGAAGCACTCCCCAGCGCTCCCGCGCCCGTGGCCTCGACCTGCTGCATGCCCTTGCGCATCGCAGCGGAAATGCGTTGTTGCAGATCCGAAATCACGCCGCCGTCGCGACCTTGCGGTCAGCGCCCCCAGCCAGCTTTTCCATCTCCCCCGAAAACCGCAGCTCCCACTTCAGGGCAGCTTTGGCGATCTCGGGATTGCTGTTGTGTTTGCGGACCTGCTCACATTGACCCTTCAGGGCCTCGAGCACGATCAAGTCAGGTGGAGTGTCATCGTTTGGCATGGCGAATAAAATTCGTTTCGGAATGATATTTGCGCAGCTCGCTAGCAGCGTCAAATAAAACTTGCATCGGATTTTAATTCGTTTAGCAGTTTGCGCCATGAGCTACCTCTCAGTCCAGCTTGTCGACTACTTCGACACCCACACCGAAACCACCATGCTGGCCTTGGAGGCATCCGCCGGCCTCAAACGCGGCACCATCAACAGCATCCTCAAAGACGCCCACCCGCGCCCCGAGCGCTTTGGCCAGCTCCTCCGCGCCGTCGATGACGAAACCGCCCGCCGCTGGCTCATCGCCTATTTGCGCGACGACTGCCCACCCGACTACCTACCCCGTCTCGAGATCACCATCGCCGCCATTGCCGAGTCCGATCCCGGCACCCTCCGCGAAGCCGTCACCGCCCACCCCACCGGCCACATCGACACCAGCCCCGCCGCCGTCTTAGAAGCCTGGCACCGCCTCCAATCCGCCATCCAGGCCGACAACTCCCTCGCCAAATGGTTCATAAAAACCGTCAACCTCATCCTCGGCGAAAAGTGAACGACCAGGATCAGGCAACCCTGGGGCATAACCACGAAAGACACTCACCAGCCTCAAATACATGACCGAAGAAACCGACTCTCAAACTCCGACAAACCGACCCACTGGTTTGCCTGCATCCGCTGGTTCCGCTTTCGTGGTCAAGCAGTTTGTTGAATGTCCAAACTGCGGCAAACTCTGGCTTTACGACGGTCACGCTGCTGATGTGTGCTGCGGCGGATGCAGCCACAACTTTTATGTGCCACCGGACGCAATGACTCGCCGCTTGCACGAATGCGAATCTGTCTTGCGCTCAGTGGTGAAAAACGTGCCAATCATGGCAGCGGGCTTTGGAGGCACCTTGCTGCACTCGAATACCAATGCACCCACGCCGGAGCTAGACGCTATCGAAGATCAAGACGCCCAAGGGGGTTGTCTCCAGCAGGCTTGTTCTCCTGTTTCGGAGACGCCTGAGACTGATGCCGCTCTAGTGGATCACATGCCAAAGGATGCCACCGAATGGTCAGAACATTATCTGTCGCTGAGTATCCATGCCAGAAAACTGGAACGCGAACGAGACGCCGCCAGAATCCCGATCTGCATCGGTAGGCCCATCATCGAGATACTTGCCAAAGAAGGCATGTGGACCTCGATGAATGGCAACTCCGTTGTCGCTGCTGACTGCCTGTTCGGACGAAATCCCTATCAGGAGAACGACTCAAGCGCAGGCACCGCCGACTAACCACAATCAACCCACGCACACAATGCCACATTCACCGAAGCCAGAAACCAACGAAGGCCAAACCGTCCAGGCGGTTGACCCTGCCGCGATTTGTTCTCCCTTGGAGGTGTTCAAGTCGCTGTCGGTCAAAAAGCAAGACGAGCTAGTGTCTGACATAATCATGACGAGGGCGCAACGCGGCGATGTGATGGCTGCCCGTTATCTCAAAAACCATCCTCGCCTTCGAGTCATGGTATTTTGGGTGCGAGGCTACAGGCCGGACGAAGAGGATGAGAAAGATTACGGTGGTCGCTCTCAAAGCGTCCAAATGGATTTTAGCATCGGCCTCTGTCGAGCAGATGATCCCAGTGAATGGGAAAGCGAGTTTCTGCACTTCGACGTTCAAATCAACGCCGACAAAAACAATCGCATTCAATGGAAGAACTGGGGACAACTCAGCGACAGTGGCCCCCACGATAAACTGCTTCCTGTGTTTCTGGGTAACTGGATCAAGCAGCCAAGGCACTTGAAGCCACAAAAGCCCGAGGCGGATACCTATCTCGTCAACAAAGACACCGAGATGAAATTACAGCGATTCATCGAACGGCTCCAACGCTGGAAGCATTGGGAGAACGCTTCAGGTCAGGCGATCACCCGCAAAGAAACCCCAGACATTCAAACCGATGAAAAGTAAAATCGAAACGACGGAGCCTTCGCACGACAACCGCGCCAAGGGTGGTCGCCTGCACCTGATTGTTCGCAGGTTCCTTGAAGTGTGGTGCTCGGAGTGGAGGTGGGCGCGGAAACTTCACGGAGGCCGTTGGGAGCGGTGGTGGGCTGATCCCGTGAACGCTCTTGTCTGGATGCACGAACCCAAATATCTCGAAGGTGAAAATCGGCCCGGCGGCTGTGACATCGGTATTCGCTACCCGCGTCCGCACAGTGTCGAGGTGTATCCTGCGAACGCTGGAACTCACCCGCTGCGGGCTGGGGACGCGCAATCTCAACACTCAAAGCCATGAATGAACCAACACCTATCGAACCGGAGCGGCCCGCAGTTAGTGGTGCAGTGACTGGTTATGCCTTGGCCGGGTTGGCGCTGGGCTTGATGCTGGGGAACTTCGGATACCAACTATGCGCCGGGCAACATTGGGCCGACGCCGGGGAACGGACATGGTTCCAAGTTGTCGCTCTGTTCGCCGTGTGGATTTACGGCAGGTTGGCGGGGCCAAGGCATAACGATTAAGCTGATGGACGCCGCCCTACAATCTCCGCTCTCAGATGGCGCGCCCTCGGCGTTCCATCCAGCGCCTGGTTCCCTCTCTTTGTGGAGGTGGATTGTGGTCAATTCGTCGGGTGGCAAGGACTCACAAACCGCCCTCCGCGTCGTGGTGGAAGAGTGCGACCGGCAAGGCGTGGATCGCTCCCGGATCGTGGTATCTCACCAGTGCCTTGGGCGCATGGAATGGGAAGGAACGCGCGATCTGGTAGAGCAACAGGCCGCTCACTATGGGCTGCGTGTCGAGGTATCGAAATATCGAGACAAGCACGGCACCGAAAGCACGCTGTTGGATTACGTGCGAGCCAGGCGGAAATGGCCGGACTCACAAAACCGCTTCTGCACATCGGAGTTCAAACGCGGCCCAGGTGGGCGGGTGATCGTAAAACTCTTCCGTGAGGAAGCGGGGCCAGTGCTCAACGTCTATGGCTTCCGTGCCGATGAATCGCCAGCCAGGGCGAAGAAGAAAACCTTCGTGCGGAACTCCCGCTTCTCATCCGGGCAACGCGAGGTGTGGGACTGGCTCCCGATCCATGAATGGAGCGAGGGTGAAGTGTGGAAAAGCATCCGTGAAAGCGGCGTGCCGCACCATGCCGCCTACGATCTGGGAATGCCACGGCTCTCGTGTCGATTCTGCATCTTCGCTCCGCGTGAAGCCCTCCTGGTGGCAGGCCGCGCCAACCCCGACCTGCTTGATGAATACTGCGAACTCGAAAATGAAATCGGACACACATTCCAGAATGGACGCTCGATCAACAGCGTCCGCGATGCGATCCGAGCGGGCGAACAACCGAAGTCTCTGCATGGCGCGTGGAACATGTAAAGGGAACACTGATTATCCCGAACACCTTTCCAGATAGCCACCCCTCAAACCCGAAACCCGCCGCCATGACAACAGCCGAAACAGAAGAACAAGTGCGTCTCAGCTGCCGCATGCGCAGACTGTCACGGCACACCGAAAACAGCTACGCGGGCTGGATCTGCCGTTTTGCCGCCCACGTCAAAACCTGCGCCCGCGCCGCTTAGTCTCCCAGTCTCCCCATCTGATTGTCCCATTGTCTTTCCACCTCCATGGACACCCCCTCTCTCCCCCTCGCCGATCTCCCCCCGCGTCCCATCGACGCCTGGCGCGAGCACACCGCCAAAAACTGGAAATCCAGCGACCCCGACTCCTACGCCGTCTGCATTGAGATGATCACCCAGCACGGCATCACCTCCATCTCCGATCTCCAGCGCGAACTCAAAACCCTCGAAATCGACAAATCCCGCCAAACCATCGCCGCCCTCATGCGCAGCGAGTTCAGCATTGAGCAGCTCGCCGACCTCGCCGCCAAAAACGCCGCCATCGCCCGCCTTCAGGGCACCAGTAAAATGGCCGAGCTCATCCCCGACGCCAAAAAGTCCGACCTCATGGCCGTCTCCATGAGCAGCAAACTCGCCCACGACATCGAGCGCTCCCTCAACGGCATGCCCACCGAAATCAAAGCCGTCGTCACGATCAGCGCCCAGGATCGCTTAGCAGAGGCCCGCGCCAAAGCCGCCGCCGCCAAAGCCGCCGCCCTCGAACAGCAAAGCAGCACGGTCATCGAGGCCGAGATCCTCTCCACCGTCCCATCAAATGCCTAATTCCATGCACGCCAACGATCAGCCCCCATGCGGCGATCTTGTTCCAATTCCCACGCCGGAACAGCGCGCGGCCAATCACCGCGCACTCTCAAAGCTGCATGCAGGAAATCGGTTCCGGCTCATGTTTGGCATGCCACTGCTCCCACAGCATGGACTCCGGCGCCGCTGCCTCCAATGCAATCGCGAATATGACTCGACGCTTTGCCAATGCCCCGACTGCCAATGCCACATGTTTTGTGACCTCAACGCATAGCTCATGGATGCCGCACCTCCAGCCTTCGACCTCGCGCATGATGCCCCTGCGGCATTCCATGCAGCGCATGGTTGTGGCGGGTTGCATTGGGCGCAGGTCATGGCACGCGATGAGAAGCGGAAACTGATGGTGATGCCGTCCAATAACTCCAGCGCCATCGTTCATTTTTGGGCGGGCAAATACGAAGGGCGCATTGGCTGGCTGGTCGGGCCGTCCGCGATGAAAAAGACCAAGCTCCGGCCATGGATGCCGTTCGCACTCGACAATGACGCCTTCGCGAGTTGGACAACGGGCAGGCCGTGGGACGAAGCTGCATGGCTGGCAATGCTAGGCAACGTAAGAGCGCAGGGACTGACGCCTAAATGGGTGCTCGTGCCCGATGTGGTGGCAGACCGTGTGGCCACGCTGGCGAAGTGGGAGCAATACGCACCTGTCGCAGTTCGCTACGGCTGGACGCTGGCAATCGCCGTGCAAGATGGAATGACGCCCGCCGACATCCCCACGAACGCCGAAGTGATCTTCATCGGTGGCACTACCGAATGGAAATGGCGCTCGCTGCCCATGTGGGCGCGGACAGGTGCCCGCGTGCATGTGGGCCGTGTGAATGAAGTTGAACGACTCCACATCTGCGAACGATGGAGAGTCGAATCCGTGGACGGCACCGGCTGGATGCAAGGCACCGAAAACGGCAGACAAGCAAAGGCGCTCGGCCACTGGCTCGAAGGCAAGGCGCTACCACCCCGCGAGCTAGGACTCGCAGCATGAGCCACAACGATGAGATGAGGGGCGCCATGGGCGCAAAAGATCATGAATAACACCACCGACAACAACGCCCATGGCGTTCCTCTCCATCGTTTTGTTCAGCCTTTGCGGGAGTTTCTGGCAAAGCATGGCGCAGATGAAACCGAATGGGATGCCATAGACCGGCTGGAGCAACTGACCAACGCACTGCTGACAAAACGCTCAGCGGATGGCGGCGAAGGTCGGCACTGGCACGCATCAATTCACCTGCACGCCGAAGACGAGGTGAACGCCATCATCTCACGTTGGCTGAACGACCAAGCTGTGCCAGCCGAAAACGAAGATTCAACCCATTGAATACTATGCAGCTTACTGACCAGAATGAAACGCCGAAGGCCGAGCCTCCAAAGCTTGGCACCAGCGATTTGTTAGCGGTTCTCCGCGATGCTCAAGCCGCTGATCTCACGGCGATGAAAACCGCATCAATCATCAACCGCAGCGGGCACAACATCACGGGTTTCGTGGTGTGCCATCCTGAAACACATGAGCGGTGCATTGTGGAGATGTCGGCGTGCCGTTGGCTGACGAATGAGGAAATGTGGTGGCTCATGCACGTCAGCGAATCGCCTCTTACCGCTAACATGAATTATCCCGACCAAAATTCCGCATAGTCCGCCCAAAACCCGAACCCTAAACCCCCCCCCACCCATGTGTGACAAACTCCTCACCCGCGCCGAAGCCCGCCACCTCCTCGCCCAGGCCGGCATCGGCATCTACCGCTCCCGCCTCGTCCTCATCGAGATCCGCCCCCACCCGCACAATCTCCACCAGCGCCAGCTCTGGCTCAAGTCGTCAGTAAAGAATTGGATTGACAACCACCTCCACGCCCCGCAATCTGCCCACGTCGTTCCTGGGGAGGAAAGCAGACCGGCGTGTCACCACGCCCGCTCATGACATCCACATCCGACCCCGGCACCCTGCCAGACGTGATCGACCCCGCCAAGCCCCTCGACGGCTGGCGCGTGGACGACGCCCTGCGCGAACTGCAAGCCGCCGTCGGAGACGCTACTTGGTTCACCGCCCTCATGGAGCGCAACGAACGCACCCGCCAATGCTGGTGGGCAGGCAAGAACGGCACCGGACGCAAAACAGACAAACCCGGCCAGCCAGCCATGCCCTGGAACAACGCCGCCGACCACGAGGTCCACCTCACCGAAGAGATCCTCCGGGATCGCCAGGCCATGTTCCTCGCCGCCCTCGCCAAAGGCGCCCTCTCCGTCATGCCGCAGAACGCCGATGACGCCCCCCGCAGCCAGCGCATGAAGCAAGTCCTGCGCTACTACCTCACCACCGCCATGGGCAGCAACTTCGCCACCATGGGCCTCCGTGCCGGCAACTGGGCAGACCGCACTGGCCACAGCCTCGTTTATGTTCATTGGAAGGAAGAGCGCGGCGCCGAACGCCGCATCGTCACCCGTGAAATGCTCGAAGCCGCCCTCGCCCAGCAGCTCACCCCCCAGACA